GGGCAGGCTATGCCTGCTCATTCGCGTCTTTGGGGGGTCGAGGGGGGCTTTGCCCCCTCGTGCTTTTAGTATTTCGCTCCGCGATTTAGTACCATCGGCAGACACGCTCGCTCCCTTCGGTCGCTCGCGTGTCTGCCGACAGTACTAAATCGCGGAGCGAAATACTAAATACCGCCCGTCCTTCAGACGGGATAGAGGACAAAAGAAGCGAATGAGCAGGCATAGCCTGCCCTCAACATTCGCCTAAGTACTTCGTGGTCGCAGGGCGACCCCAGTGCTTGTTATACGGTCCCCGTATATATATACACTATCGCCTAAAATTATTTTTCCAGTATTTAGGCTCTAGTGTCCCGTATGTCCGTATTAGTACTATAAATTGGGTGACTTCCGTCACATTACATAACTCACTGCGTTCGCTTTTCGTATTTGAACGGGTTAGTATATACGTAACGATAAACGAACGACAAGCACGTAGTGAGTTTATCTAACTGTGAGTGGGTGGCTAAGACAGACCGTAAGGGCTGGCTTGGTGCCAGCCACGAACACACGAGGGGTTAGCGAGGCTTGCAGGGCAAGCCGAGCGATAAAGGGGATTTATTATAGGGGGTTTATATGGCTGCCAAAGGTGGTAAAGAACATCACAATGTGGTGGCCTTGCGTGAAGCAAAGGACAAAGTACTAGAATTCATCAGGCAAGGTTTAGACTTGCAAGATGCAATCGCCAGGGCTGATAGAAAGCCCGATGTCATGAAAGACTGGCGCAAAGACGAGAAGTTCATGGCCGCTTTAGAGAAGGCCCGAACTGAGGGGGAGAAGACCCTCTCCATCGTCACAGGGGACGCTAAGTTTAAGATAGGCTTTGAGGAGTTCTCCAAGGAGTTCCTAGGCAGCCCTATATTTGACCATCACCGTTCTTGGATTGATATCCTAGAAGGACGTGAGCCAAGTTACATCCATGACAGCATGGTCTATGAGCCTGCCTCTGGTAAACGTCTGTTGATAAACGTACCCCCCGAGCATGCCAAGTCTACCGTTATCACGGTCAACTACTGTGTGTATCGCATAGCCATGGACCCTAACATCAAGATTACCATCGTCTCAAAGACTCAAGAGCGCGCCAAAGAATACTTATACTCAATCAAGCAGCGCCTGTCTCATGAGCGGTGGGCTAAAATGCAGGCCGTCTATGGCTCTGTCGGAGGATGGAAAGAGGATGCAGATACCTGGAAAGCAGATCGTATCTACCTCAGTCGTGACTCCACCGAAAAGGACCCGACTGTTCAGGCCCTTGGTGTGGGTGGTCAAATCACTGGTGCTCGTTCTAACCTTATCATTCTTGACGACGTTGTTACTACATCTAACGCTCATGAATGGGAAAAGCAACTGTTGTGGTTGCAGCGAGATGTAATTACTCGTCTTGGTGATTCTGGTAAGTTGCTGATTGTAGGCACACGAATCGCAGCAAATGATTTATATCGAGAGATTCGCAATCCTGAACACTGGACGGGTGGCAGGACACCGTTTACCTACATGTCAATGCCAGCAGTATTGGAGTACAACGATGACCCAGAAAAATGGACTACCCTTTGGCCAAAGTCTAATATCCCATGGGAAGGTTCAGAAGACAACATCCTTCCAGATGAGGACGGCCTTTATCCTAAGTGGAACGGGCCAGCACTGTTTCGCAGACGTTCAGAAGTCTCTCCTTCTGCTTGGGCACTTGTTTATCAGCAGCAGGACGTCCAGGAAGATTCTATTTTCCCCCCTGCTTGTGTCCAAGGTTCAGTTAACAGGATGCGCAAGCGCGGACCTCTAAAGCCTGGTACGCCTGGTCACCCAGAAGAAAAAGGTCAGTGGTACACCATCATGGGCTTAGACCCAGCGATGAGTGGTAACACCGCTGCTGTTATTATGACGGTTGACCGTCAGACAAGAAAACGCTACATCCTTGATGTAGAGAATATGCAAGAGCCAACTCCTCAAAAGATTCAAAAGTTAATTGAGACGTGGGTTGAGAAGTATCGTCCACAAGAATTACGTATTGAGACTAATGCTCATCAGAAAGCCTATGCGCTAGATGAAGTCTTACGTACTTATCTTGCCTCTGCTGGTGTCAGGTTCTCTAGCCAGTTTACTGGTAGGAATAAATGGGACACGGGCTTTGGTGTGGCTGCTATGTCAGGTCTTTTTGGGACTATGCGTAGCAACGTACATCAAGATGACAACTTAATGGAACTGCCATCGCAAGATGGTTCAGAAGGTATCAAGGCTTTAATCCAGCAATTAATAACCTGGAAGCCAGATACCAAAGGCAAGACAGACTGCGTAATGGCATTGTGGTTCTGTGAACTACGTGCGCGCGAAGTAATAGGCACAACAAGAATGAGCCAGAGCCATATCCCAAACAAGTGGGCTACGGCAAAACAACAAAGCAATCGTTACGTTGTTAATCTCAACGATTACGAACTTGCTCAATACGAATAATAGGAGAAAGAAATGGCAGCAAAATCAGCAGACTCAGCGCGCTCAGCAGCAGCCCGTAGTCAATCAATCACACGTTCAAAGAAGGCAGATGCAGCAGCATATGCAGCACGCCCTAAGATGACAAAGAATGTTGTATCACAGGCTACAATCAACAAGATTAAGTCAGATGGTATGTCAGCAGCACTTGCAAAGGTTGGCGCTGGTAAGGCATCAGCAACATACACAGAGGGTGTAAAGCGTATGTACGGCGTTGCTCGCATTAACGCAGCAAAGAACAAGGGTGCAAATGCAGCCAAGTCAGGTCGTCCAAACTCACCATACGGTTTTGGTGGAACAGGTACACCTGGCAAGCGCAGCAGTGGCGGACGTTCTTCGTCATCAATGTAATTAATACAGCGATTAGGAGAATAAAGTGCCAGCAAAAAAGAAACCTGAACCTAAACTAGTTATTCCTAAAAAATGGCTTATGCCTAATAGACCAGGAACTACTGGTCGTATAGATACATTGCCTATCAGACCAGGTGATAAGCCTGGTACTCGGATTAACTTGTCTAAGACAATTAAGGCAACTAATCGTCGTACAGCACGTTAAGTAATTTTAATCAATCGATAGGATAATAATGGTAGACATCAAACTCATCGCACGTCGCGTAGAGGCTATGAAGCATCGTGCTTATGAGCGCGATACCCAAATGGCTAACGTACTTGCCGTGCGTCAAGGAAAGATGGTCGAGATATTTCCCGACATGTTTCCTGAGGGCATGTCACATGCTATGGTTGCAAACTTCATTGACGTCGCAGCACGCGACTTAGCAGAAGTATTAGCACCGCTACCATCTATTAACTGTTCTACTACAAATGTAACATCAGACCGCGCACGCGCGTATGCTGACAAGCGTAGTATGATTGCTAATAACTATGTTTATCATTCACGTTTACAGACGCAGATGTATCCAGGTTCTGACCAGTACTTCTCATATGGATTTTTACCAATCCATGTGGAAGCAGATTGGGATAACAGCCTGCCTCGTATTCGCGTGGAAGACCCTACTGGTGTCTACTACGAACGTGACCGTTTTGGCCGTTTAGTTGCATATGCTAAGCGTTACAATAAAACATTGATTGAACTTGTCAATGAATTCCCTGAGTTTGACCGTGCATTGCTAGGTCAGTATGGCTATGACCAGAACTTAAACCAAGAGATTGAAGTTATCCGTTACATGGATAAAGAATCAATTATCTTGTATGTTCCTTCACGCAAAGATTTAATCCTTAGTTCTGCTAGAAACCCTATGGGCAGAATGACTGTTGTCATCGCTGAGCGTCCATCTATTGATGGAAAGCCTCGCGGACAATTTGATGATGTAATTTTCGTACAACTTGCTCGTGCTCGTTTTGCAAACCTTGCTATGGAAGCGGCTGAAAAGTCCATCCAGGCTCCACTCGTAGTACCTGATGACGTTCTGGATATGCCTATGGGCCCAGATGCAATCATTCGTACTTCACAACCTAATGGTGTTGGGCGTGTTCGTTTGGACATTCCCGCGGCTACTTT